CGACAAGGGGAAGCATGACAATACATGTTCAATTTAGTCGAGGGCGTGTGTGTGGGCTTATATCGATGATAAGACATAGAACTGGTTGGTGCTGGTAGAGACGTGATAACACGTCCCCAGCCCGAAAGAGCGCGTAAGCAATTTAATAACGCAGTCTGATCGGTCAGCAAGACGGAAGCTAGTGGCGTGGTGGGCGTGGGCAAAGCCTGGTGGTACACGGGCATAAACCGGGCCACGAGTCATACAATGAAGTACGACAGCACGGTGCACATCTTCCTGCAATTCAGTTAAAGTCATTTTCGAGCGCCTCCCCATACAGCGGCACGTTAACACCAAAAGTAACTCTCGTAGGGACCATCGTAATTGGTCGGCCCTTGGGCCCGATACCCGCACGACCTTGGTCGTGACTAACAACATGACAATTTAAAACACCGTAAAATGGGCTACTGCGCAACGTTGGCGGGTGCAGTGGAAAGCCACTGCACAGTGAGACTACGCGTTACGTCCAAAACGAGGCTTGTAGGACTAGCCTTGAACGTGGGACAGGTGATGACCACATGGTTGGTGCTATCGGCGGCACTAACCAACAGCGTGCCGGTGGTCGTATGTCGATAACCCCCGGTAGCTGTGGTGGCGACCAGACAAGCATGTGCAACTTGCGGAGCGTTGTCCCAGGCAATGCCGGCTGAGCCAGATGCGGTACCAGTATAGGTGACGCTGCCCGTGCCATCAATGTCCGTCGTGCTACCCAGGGCATACCTGGTTGACGCGACGGTGTTGGCGTACATGGTGTAAATAAAGCGATAATAACCCGGCCGATTCAGGCGGAACTCCGTGCTAGAACGATTGCTAACAACAGTCCCGTCGAGACCGACATCCCCTGAAACTGTGGGGGAAGACAGATTCACATAGCCATTAACTGTACCGGCGCCGGGGCTGAAAGTCGGAGAAATATACTCGACAGAGGCCTGAACGGCGCTGGGGGAAACAGCAATGGTGCCACTGGCATTGGAATTGACCACAACACCAGGGATGAGCGTTGGGACAGATGCCGATGGCGAGATAACGGGTTTAGTAAATTCAATATCATAAGACACAAACAATTGCCCAAGGAGCGTTCCGGGGGCACCAGGCAGGCCACTGGTGGCGACCTGAACGAGTGCATAATCATAAAACCGGTTGTCAGATGTCGCCGTATTGTCAATGGACGCGGGGTCGCGCACAAACAGAAAGTCGTCCCGCCCAGTCTTTGGTGCGCATTCGATAGCATGGATCATGCTGCGTGACGGTTTGGAAACCACAGCATACTCCGAGTTTTCAAATGCAACAAGGTTAGGGAATTTGACTTCATTGACATTATAATTGGCGGCAATGCCGACTATGCCCAGCGGCCCGGAGGCCGCATAATCGGACGTATTGCTCTTGTACTCGATGACCATACCGCGGATCTTATACTGCTGGTATTGCTTGGCCATCTGCGCGAGCCACGGGAACAAGGACCCGTTGCCCGGGTTGAGCACATATGTGTTATTATTGTATAGGATGGGGATGCTAGGCACGACAATGTCACCAACATACTCGCGGTGGGTGATTCCCACCGTGTGTTTGTTCTTGACAAACTGGGGCAGTTCATCCACGGACGTTGAGATAGTACCGAGGGTATTGCTCTCGATCTCGTAATCGCCGCGTCCGGTGATGGCCGCCAGTCCGCGCCCAGCCAAGTTTCCAATAATTGCGCCCTTCGGTCCAGCCATGGCGCCGATCGCAGTGCCGGCCTTCGCAAACGTGCCCTTGGGCAACATCCGCGACAGCTTATCGACACGAGCGGTCAACGACGCAACGTCGGCGGCCTTGGGGGCAGCAGGCTTGGCCTTGCCCTTTTGATCTTTAGTCATGTGAAATAAATAAATAAAGTGGTGTGTTTAAATAACGTACAACTTTCAGGGCCTCCGCCAACCGAGGCATGGCCACAATACACACGTCTATGCAGCTCCAACGGCATCATCGACGGGGAGGATGCCGCAAGGAGTACCCGTAGGCGCCATAAGCCTGGCAGCCTCGAGATCTTTGACAGTTTTGACCTTGTCAAGAACGTCGCACATAGCGCGTACGTCCTCAACCCCCAGGTTAAGCTGTCCGGCAACAACGGTCTCGCATTCGCATTTAAACGCTTGATCGTAGGGGTAGGGTCCGACATCGATGCGGAACCGCTCGTCACCCCAGGCCGTATGACCCGAAATATCCAACTTATACACACGAACAAGGGCGCGGCAATATGCACCGATGATTGGGGTGCTCGCGTCCGTTGTTAAGTAACCAGCAACCTTGTTGCCGAGCATTTTACGCGGGTTGTCCTTACCGATGATAACAGGGATGCGGGACAACGCGCGAAGCGGCTCAGCGATGCTGGTGGGTGTGTGGAGTGGTGCCACGTACACACGTGACAGGAACGCCAGTGGCGCGCCGCGGCGTCGAACGTCGGGCGTGATGACCCAACCGATCGACGCGCCCGCTGCGACCAAGTCACAGCGGGCGTCGGCGAGACCATCGTCCCCGAACTTCGGTCCGATGCGCGCGAATGCGTCAGCAGGCATAAAGCCGGATTGACGCTGCGCGATGTAGTCGACCATCCCGTTGTTGTACACGTTGCGGGACGTAGTGTCGGCTGTACCGGACAAGTTCATTTCTCCAGAGTTGAAATTCTTAGCCTTACCCTCGCCTTCCTTTGGAATACGGACCTTGCGACCGCGCTGTGAGTCATAAGCACGGTTGATGTCTTCGTGGTGTTCGACAGCATAATGCCGCCGGACACTGAACACATATTGCTGGTTCGTGAACCTAGAATGGCGCCCGTCCATCTTGGAAAAATCGGAACAATTGACATCATCAACGGAGTTGGCAAACCGCATTACGGCGTCACCCAACTGTGTGGGTGTCATGCCGACACAGGTATAATGCTTACCGCTGACGGCCAAGGCAAGCTGGTGCTCCTTGATAGGTGCATCAAACCGCGTAGTGGCGATCAAACATTCGATATCGATGGGGAAAATCAGGCGTGTGGGCTTGGCACCTTCCTTCGACCCCTCTGTGACTTCCTTCTTGCAAAACGCACGGATCACGGGCAATGTCAGTGACGTCACCTTGTGCTCGTTGGCTAGGTAGCGTTTGAACTTTGGCACCGTTCGGGCAAGCTTCAGGATAGCCTCCTCACGAGTTAATGGCACCAATTTGGCCAACTCGTCCGGAAATAAGAGAGCGTTGAACTCAACAGCATACGCTTTAATTTGCCGGTCTGGTACCGTGGCGTTGCGCACATTAAGTACGCGCTGCTCAACGGCGGCGGCAAAATTCTCATCGTGGGACGTCGCGGCGGAGGCGGGCGGCACCAATGGTGCGGCGGCCAACGCGGCAAATGCGGTCCCAGGATCGATGGAAGCACTACGCGTGTAGTTAACAGGGTCGAGGGGGTCATGGGGGTATTCGAGTGCCCGAAGCAATATATATGCCTCAGGCACCGAAAGTTTCTCGCCACATCGCTCCGTGAGCGACATGAGGCCCGCAACACCCGGCACTGTTGTCACCCGGGCAGCATGTTTCGCTGCCTCGAATGTGCCGGATGAGATGCTGACACATTCCCCTGACATGGATGGCGTGCGGATCGACACCCGCACGATGCCGTCAACGATTGTCGACAACATCACACATCCATTGCGAGTGCTCGTGACATGCACGGCCTCAAGCTTGTCATAGGAAATCAACTTCCGTAGTATGAACCACGGAACCCACGTCTTTGTGGCAGGGACTCGGAAAACAATTGCGCGGTTGGCGGGCCCTTTGACAATGTGCACGTGGAAGAGCGTGCAGCTCAACCAACCCTCATGCATGTAAAGGTCCTTGCCATAATTCCAGATGCCGTGCGAGTATCGGGCACCGCCCGACACGTGCTCATGGTAAATGGAGTCTGCGTCAATGTAATAAATTGAGTCCGGTGTCACGCCGGCCACGTGCTCAGGGATCACAGTGTAGCACATCGTTGGACGGCTATATGAATCTGAGACAGTTGGCTTTACGTAGTAGTCGACATCGGTCATTGCAATTATGCAGTCCTCTGGGACGGCGTCGTGCCTGTATGCCTGCTGCAGATCGGCAGCGGTGTATATCAGGCGATCGCCAGACCAGCCCTTGTTCCCCTCACGTGTGCTGGTACTCAACGCGTGGACTGGCATATTCAACTTTTGGGCAAGATTGTCCATGGTGTCGATTGCCTGCAGCCGTGTTAGTTGCGCGTTTGGGTGTGAGTGTAGCAAGTGCGGGGTAGGGTGTGTGTCATAATCCCAAGTCACATCACGCACCGCATTCAGGACGTCGCGCTTATAGACGGTGGTCAAAGCAGTCAGTAACTTGCTCGTGGCCATCATCCAAAGCGTCCGAATGTAGCGGATGTTGCCGTGAAGGCGGCGAAGGATCCAGGCGGCGGCGACGAGCGCTGCGAACCGGTACCCTGCCTTATAGGCAAAACGGATCAAATTGAGAACAAATGCTCGTGAATCCGTGCCGGAAAGGACTTTGACCATGCCCGCATTGCGGAGCATGGCGGCGTGCGCACAACGTGTGCACACGCAGCGGGGACAATGAGGCCCGCGGTGTCAGCGAACTGTCACTTGTTTCTGCCAAATCAG